AGCGGATCGGGTTACACGCGCAAGTCTGCGGCCTTTACAACGTCCGGTGCGACAACCTCTAACAGTGGCGCTGTTGAGTACGACACAGCAACAGGGAACTGGGGCACGATTACGCACATCGGTGTGTTTGACGCAGCTACCTCTGGAAATTTAATGGCCTATGGCGCGTTAAGCGCATCGAAGGCTGTTGATACGGGTGATGTGTTTCGTATTCCAACCGGTGATCTTGACATTACGTTGAACTAATATGCTGTACAGCGCAGGCAACTATGGCTACGGCGACTTTGCCGTCCACTCGATGCGCTACGGTGAGTACCAGTACGGCAGCGCAACCTACACCGGCACTCGGTTAGCCAACGCATCCTCGATAATATCCGCAGTAGCAGATACAGCAGCAAGTGGCTTGAGGTATCGCGCAGGCTCGATTGAGATTACCTCTGCATCAGCCTTTACCGCCAGCGGTGAGAAGATATTCCAGGGGGCGGTTTCACTGTCAGCGGCGGCCACAGCGGTCATCGGTGGACAGAACATTTTTCAGCGATCAAGCGCGATAAGTGCAGCATCAACAGTGGCTGTTGCCAGTAACATTACGGCTACTGGTGCGTCGTTATTTGCAGCGACAAGTACTTCTTTAGCGTCAGGTCAGGTCACTATTGTTGGCGCGTCTGGTTTTGGTGCTGATAGCAGTACAGCGGTGTCAGGTAATACGACCGTATCAGGCCAATCTACACTGCCTGGTGTCGCATCCTTTAGCATCGTCGGTACTCTTCTTTGGGAAGACAATGCGCTGAGTAGTAAAAATTACACTGATATCAATCTGGCATCGAACACCTATTCAGATGTCAACTTAACGAACAATTCATGGGAGGCCGCTTAAATGGCTGATACAACTACTAGCACTTACTCGCTTGTGAAGCCAGAAGTCGGCGCGTCTGCGGACACCTGGGGCACCAAGCTTAACAATAACTTAGATGCCATTGACAACTTACTTGATGGTGGCGCGGCTGTTACAGGCATCGACATCAACTCTGGCACCATTGACAACGCCGTCATAGGCGCTGCAACTGCCGCAGCTATTACAGGCACCGTTGTGGTGGCTAACACCTCTGTCAACATTGCAGGGGATGGCGCCACGGTAACCGGGATAAAAGACGAAGATAATATGGCGTCTAACTCGCCGGTCAAGCTGGCAACTCAGCAGTCTATTAAGGCGTATGTTGATGCAAGTTCAGGTGTCCCTGATGGCAGCATTACAACTCTCAAGATAGCTGACGCTAACGTAACAACTGCCAAGATAGCCGACGGAAATATCACAGCCGCGAAGCTTGGAACAGGCGTAGGCGGGGCTTTTAATGACTTTACTGTTAAGACAGCAGATTACACCGCAGTCACACGAGACCAGATAATTGTTAATAGCTCAAGTGCCAGAACAATTACATTACCTGCAAGTCCCGCAGCAGGGAACATAGTATTTATAGAAAACGCTGGAGCGGGCACAGTCACTGTTGCTCGCAATGGCTCAAACATTAATTCAACAGCGGACGATGGTGAACTGGCAACAGGTGCTGGTGCAACTCTTGTGTACGTTGATTCAACAATCGGATGGAAGGAGTTATAAAATGGCAATTACATTAGGCGGCGGCGGTGGCGGTGGCGCACAAATTAACGAAATGGGGTTTTTTGTAAATCAAGGGAACACGTTTACAGATTCAAATAATGCTGTCTGGCTAAAGAAAGGCGCTAAGTCTCTTGACGTAACTACCTACCCCGACGCATTTACTAAAAATGAGGCAGTTTCAAGCACTACCGATTTTCAATCCGCGCAGGTGTTGCCAGCCACTAGCCCTATGGGTCTTAGCGTGTCTTCAGACGCAGCATGGGCCATGTGTACCTATGCAGGCTATCAATATAGCCATCTTAACATAGCATCAGATACTCTTTACTCAGGCGATGGTTTAACGGGCGGTTGGCCCGGTTTGTCAAATTATAATACTAGTGTAGTGGGGACAGGCTATATTAAATGTAATGCGTCTTCTGGTGTTTTGTCTGGTATTTCTAATGCAAATAATTATTTTGCTGCGGCCATTATTAATTTTGGTGGAAGTTCAGTCAGGATTTATAGTGCTTCTTTGGTTGGGGGTTCAGGGGATGACGCAGGAAGACCGGCTGTTGATATAGGGGGTACTGGGTGGCAACTAGAAGACTCTACCGGGACTAATCTAGGTGCGATTGAGGGCGGTGTTTTAGGCGATGTTGGCCGTTCTAGTTACCTTCACTGGGATCCCGTAGGTCGAAAGCTGTATGTGATGTTGAGTTACGCGTGGTTAAAATGCTTTCTATTTGTTTTTGACTTTAGTTCACAAACGTGGGGGCACACAAATGGTTCCGACCCCTCGTCCAACACCAATCGCGCCAGTCAAAAGATTGATTGGCATACGCAGGCGGGAACTGACGCTTATGACATTACATCAATGTCGGGAGACGCAACACATTTATATGTAGGTTATAGAGAAGAAATTAATAGTCAAGCTGGCGGGGACAAAATTCGGAAAATTCCGCTTTCAGGAAACCTTAGCTGGTCGAGTGGCACAACTCTAGCTGGGACGGTGAACAATGTAGTTCAGCTAACTTCTAGCACTGACGCTACTGTAAATAGTCTTCGCGAAACCCCTATTTACTATAAAACGGTTAGCTCAAACCCAAAATTTCTTTCAGTAAAAAGTTCCCCAAAGAATATAATTGAGCATGGGATAAATGTGCCTATTATTGGGGAAGACGCACCAGATTATCGTCAGGCGCAAACCCAATACCAGAGGATTAAATAATGACTTTTTTCACAGTTTATGACCCCCTTGATTGGCGTAACAGAGAGCTAGAAAATACTGACTGGATTTATTTTACTCCAGATGACCACAAAAACCGTGAAGCTATTCTTGCCTACCGTCAAGCACTACGTGACTGGCCCAGTACCGATGCGTGGCCTGCAACCCGCCCTGTACTAGGAGAGTAGCATGGATAAGTTAAAGCAATTCTGGCGTAGCCGCAGTAACCGATGGCAAGTATTCGGAATAACTTTAGCAGCTCTACAGGTTTATGTGCTTCAACTTAATTTATCTGCCGAGACCATTATGGTGGCAAGCACCCTATTTGGAATGGGCGCTATATTCTTTCGGTATCAAACCACACAGGCAATGTCGGAGAAGTAATGACGCTACTTGCGCTTGAAGTTCCCGCCGGTATCTACAACCACGGGACAGAATTAGACTCGTCTGGACGGTGGAGAGACGGCAACTTTATACGGTGGCAGAATGGTTCTGTACGGCCTATAGGTGGCTGGACAACTAGAGCGGCATCTGCAACGGCATCAGTGCCACGAGGCATGGTTTCGTGGATCGATCACCTTGATGAGCCTCGCCTGGCTGTTGGCACACACAATAAACTATACGCTTTAAACCAAGGGTCTGTAGTCACTGACATAACGCCAGGGGGATTAACCTCTGGAGTTGTTGATGCACAGGTTAATATCGGGTTTGGTGGCAGCACCTTTGGCGCGGATTACTTTGGCACAACACGCACAAGTAACGGTGTTCCTGAACAAGTCACTACGTGGTCGCTAGACAATTTTGGTCAATACCTTATCGCCTGCTCTTCAGCAGACGGAAAGCTCTATCAGTGGCAGCTAGACACATCGGTGGTTGCTGCACAGATCACTAACGCACCGGTTGGCAACAAGGCCATGATGGTTACTGATGAGCGATTTATCTTTGCACTGGGTACAGCGGGTAATCCACAAAAGATTGCGTGGTGTGATAGAGAGAACAACACAACCTGGGCGCCTGCAACGACAAACCAAGCCGGTGACATTGAGTTACAAACGACCGGCGAGATCATGTGCGGTGTGCGCGTCAAAGGATCATCACTAATACTGACCACCCTTGATGCTCATTCGGCCACTTACGCCGGGCCTCCGTTTGTCTACAGTTTTAATAGAGTCGGTACAGCCTGTGGCGTTATCTCTCGCCAAGGTGCGGTTGCGGTTGATGATGGCGCGTTTTGGATGGGCACAGCAGGGTTTTTCCAGTATAACGGTAATGCGGTCCAAGAAATGGCGTGTGATGTCTTAGACTACGTGTTTACCGATATGAACAAAGCGCAGCGCTCTAAAGTATGCGCGATCCACAACTCACAATTTGGTGAGGTCTGGTGGTTTTATCCGTCAGGTAGTTCTAATGAGAATGATCGCTATGTGGTCTATGACTACAAAGAGGGCCATTGGAATATTGGTAACCTTGGTCGTACCACCGGCGTTGACTCTGGATCATTTAGATCACCGCTTTGGTTTAGCGCCAACGGCAGCCTGTACAACCACGAGTTTGGTTACAACCATGATTCAGCGCCTTTCTTAGAGTCTGGCCCGATTTCTTTGGGCGGTGGCGATAATATTGTCAAGGTGAATGAAATTATTCCTGATGAGGGTACGCAAGGTCAGGTGTCACTTACCTTCAAGTCAAGATTCTATCCCAATGGTGCAGAGACAAGCCACGGACCGTTTAGCATGGCTAATCCGACCGGAGCGCGCTTTCAGGGTAGGCAGATTAAAATGCGTATTAATGGGTCTGAGGTCAACAATTGGAGAGCAGGCAAAATGCGGCTCAATGTTATCGAAGGCGGTAGGCGTTGAGCTACCAATTTCCACAGCCAATTGGTCCTGATTGGAAGCTATGGGCAAAGCGATTTGTTGATACGCTATCCGCCACAAGATCACAATTAGTCTATTATGTGACCGGCGATTCTGCGGCCACTGATGGTCTTTTGCTGTTTGATCGCTCTGGTTATCCTGTGGTGTCTAAAAGCGGTAGCTTTAAGCAGATTTTGTTAGCCGGTGGCTGCGGACAGTTTTACACCACCGCAACGCAAACACCTTCACAAGCCAATACAGGGTATGCAATTCCCTTAAGCGCCGCGTCATCAACAGACGGCTTGGCGATTAACGCATCAGATGCAACAAAGATCGATGTGACCAATGCAGGACTGCTGCAAGTGACGGTGACAGCACAGGCAACAGCCTCTAGCGCCTACACCGGCTATTTGTGGATTAATGTGAATGGCACTGATGGCTATGCTGTTAAAAAGACGGTCTTAGGGGACGATACAATGACCCTTACAGCGCTTGTAACCGTAGGGGCGGGAAACTACTTAAAAGTGTTCTACGCGGCCTCTAACGCTGGTTTAACGCTGCCTAACACAGCCGCATCATCACCTTTGCCTGCTATCCCTGCGGTGCAGGTCTCAATAACCAACGTAAAGCAATAAAGTGGACTTAAATTCAGAGCTTAATCGGTGTAGACCGTGGATAGAGGCTGCCTTGGAGTATTCCGGTGGTACGCACTATTTTGAGGACATTGTTGAGGGCATTGTGTCTGGCAGAATGCAGTTTTGGCCAGCAGAAAAAGGGTGCGCGGTAACTGAAATTATTATTTTCCCCCGGAAGAAAGTGTTTCATATCTTTTTAGCCGGTGGCGAGAAGGATCAAATTGTTGATATGGACGAGTCGGCAGTGGAATTTGCAAAGAATCAAGGCTGTACAAGCATGACGATAGCCGGGCGAAAGGGTTGGGCTAGAGTTTTAAAAAGTAAAAAGTGGACAGAAGCGTTCACAACACTGAGCAAGGAAATTTAATATGTCAGGTGGCGGAAAAGGCGGAAGCCAAACCTCAGCGGTAGAAATACCAAGATACTTAGAAGATGCCTCTAAAAAGAGCCTTAATCGGGCGGAGGACACCCAGAATATCGGCTACATGCCGTATATGGGGCCAGATGTTGCGGCGTTTACATCGCCCCAAACACAGGCAATGCAAGCTAATCTTGATGCAGGCGCGGCGTTTGGCCTGGTTGACCCCGGTATGGATGCAATGGCAGGAATGCCAGAAGCCCAGGACTTTGGTGGTGTACAGGGTTACTCAAGTTTCCCAATGTACCAGATGGCGGTTGATGACCTAGCAGAATCCCGCCCCGGCCAGGTTGACGCCTATAACAACTTGTATGTTGACCCGATTACGGGTGAGGGCGGTCATACCGGCCCTAATTATGGAGGGTACAGCGATAATCCACATGACAATTTATCGATGACACCCGGCCCTCAAGACAGCGGCGGCAATCCCTATGACAGCACTCCACATCCCAATAACGCGATGGACCCTTACAACGCGCTGGACCCTATGTCTCAGTTTGATGGAGCGCCTTTTCAGCAGCCAGATTTTCAAGCGATTTATGGCCCACAAAATGTTATGCATGATGCAGGACCATTTCAATTGCCGCAGGATGAGATGTTGAACAATCAACCGTTTAATGACAATTTTCAAGCAGCGTCGTTTAACCAACCACCACCAATGTCGTTTAACCAATCACAGCCAATGTCGTTTAACCAGGCACAGTCTGGACCAAGCTTTAATCAGGGTCTTGATATGACAAGCGCTCAACTTTTGAGGAGACAGTAATGGCTAATGGCGGACGAAGTGGCGTAGCAAATCCACGCCTAACCAATGGCGCTCCGACGCAGCAATCCTTAACTGCGTCTGTACCACAAGCCGGTGTTAAACCGTCGATGGTCGGCGGGATGACACAAATGGGAGGCGGTCGGGGAATGCCGATGCGGGGCATGACAATGGCGCCGCCTATGCGTGAAGAGGTCAACCCAGGCGGTGGACTAATGCAGAGTCTCGAGTTAGGCACACTGCCTACCGGGTCGCCAATCGAGCGCGCACCCCCACCCAGCGCTTCAACACCCATCCAGGGCGGCGGGAGTCAAAAAGCCGTGATGCCCGGGTCGCACATCGGCTACCCCCCACCCAGCGCTTCAACACCCATCCAGCCCGGCGGGACTCCAACCCCGCCTGGAGTGCAACCGGGCATACCGCCTGTCGCACCGCCAGTGACGACTAATCCCGCACCTACCCGCGCTCCAAATATTAACCAAACAGCCGCGCAAGGTATAAATGATAGTATTGCGGGTGCCCGTAAAGAAATGAGTTATCAGCCCGGCTATGTAAGCCCGGAACAATCACGTGTAGCTACATCAAACGGCGGTGGCTATCAAGCCGCAGGCGCCAATGGTCAGGGCTACAATGCAAATACGAATGTCGGCTCTGGTTACACCGCAGCAGGCACTAGCGGTGAGGGCTACACGGCGTCAGGCGCTCGTGGCGATGGATACCAAGCAGCGGGCACCGGATCAAGCGGATACAACTCTACCGATGCTGGATCAAGCGGCTACCAAGCAGCGGGTGCAGGATCAGACGGCTATCAAGCTGAAAGGGCTGGATCAGATGGTTATCAAGCCGCAAGTACAGGATCAGGCGGCTACCAAGCTGCAAGTACAGGGTCAGATGGTTACCAGGCCGCAGGCACAGGATCAAGTGGTTATCAGGCAGCAGGGGTTGGATCAACAGGCTTTAACGCCGCTGGTGTAGGCTCTCAAGGCTATCAAGCAACGAATGCAGGATCGCAGGGTTACTCTTCAACAGATGCAGGCAGCACAGGTTACGATGCGGTAGATACTTCAAGTGTAGGCTATGGGGCAGAGCGCATTGGCTCAACACCGGGAGTGAACGCGCAGAACGTACAAGCCGGTCTTTTAGCCAACACTGATCTTTCGTCTTACATGAATCCTTATGAGGACCAAGTCGTTCAAAGCACTTTGTCTGACCTTGATAGATCGCGTCAGATGCAACAGGCACAGGCAGGGGCACAAGCAGGTGCTGCTGGAGCGTTTGGCGGGTCTCGTCAAGCATTGCTTGAAGCTGAAAATAATCGCAATTACTTTGACCAAGCCGCAAGAACAGCGTCACAGTTACGGCAGTCTGGCTTTAACAATGCACAGCAAATGGGCCTTACTGACATCGGAAACACGATGCAAGCAGGATTGGCTAATCAAGGTGCGAATCTGCAAGCAGATAGCCTTACCGCGAATCTTCGACAGCAGGGCAATCTAGCTAATCAATCTGCGACAAATCAAGCATCACAATTTGGCGCTCAGTCACAAAATCAAGCAAGTCTTTCTAATCAGGCTGCACGAAATCGTGCGTCGGAGTTTGGTGCAGGCGCGCAGAACACAGCGAGTTTGACCAATGCAGCTTCTGCAAACAGGGCAGCAGAGTTTGGGTCAGCAGCGGCTAATCAGGCGTCTTTAGCGAATGCAATGGCATCTAATCAAGCATCACAGTTTGGTGCGGCCTCGGCAAACCAAGCGGCTCAACAAGCATCACAGCAGCAGCAGCAAGCTAATATGTATGGCGCTCAAGCAAGTAATGCCGCACAAATGGCTAACCAGCAATCGCTGAACCAGGCTAGACAATTTGGTGCCCAAGCGGGAAATACTGCTCAATTGTCAAACCAGCAAGCCTTAAATCAAGCAAGACAATTTGGTTCTCAGGCAGGAAATACCGCTCAGTTGTCAAACCAGCAAGCGTTAAATAATGCCCGTCAATTTGGCTCTCAAGCGGGTAACACTGCACAATTATCCAATCAGCAAGCGCTAAATCAAGCAAGACAGTTCGGCTCTCAAGCCGGGAATACTGCTCAATTATCCAACCAGCAGGCTGGTAATCAGGCAAGACAATTTGGCTCTCAAGCCGGTAACACTGCACAGTTGTCAAACCAGCAGGCTCTTAACCAAGCTAGGCAATTTGGATCATCGGCTAGTAACCAAGCAGGTCTTGTTAATGCGGGAGCGGCTAACCAAGCCTCACAATTTGGTGCCCAAGCAGGCAATACTGCACAACTGTCAAATCAGCAAGCACTTAACCAGGCGCGTCAATTTGGTTCTCAAGCCGGTAATGCGGCATCTAGTCAAAATGCAGCGGCGCTTAATAACGCGGCTCAATTTGGGTCTCAGGCTCGTAACACCGCAGGATTATCAAATCAGCAGGCGTTAAATCAAGCCGGTCAATTTGGCGCGCAAGCTCGTAATACTTCTGGGCTTGCAAACCAGCAGGCGATTAATCAGTCGAGTCAGTTTGGCGCACAGGCGGGTAACACAGCCTCGCTCGCTAATCAGGCATCGCTAAATAATGCTCGTCAATTTGGTGCCCAAGCGCAAAACACCTCTAGCCTTGCGAACGCGCAGTCCTACAACAACATGGGTCAGTTTAATGCTAATCAGCGTCAAGCAGCGCAGATGGCTAATCAGAACGCAGGATTGGCCGGTTCACAACAACGATTGCAGGCTGGTAATCAGCTTGGAAACTTGAGTAACTTAGGCTTTGGAATGGGCCAGACTGTGAATCGCAACATGGCACAAGATGGCGCTATGAAGCAAGGTTTGAATCAATTGTTGATTGATGCGGCGAAAAACCAGTTTAACCAGTATCAGAATCAGCCTTATCAAGACGTTGGCTTAATTTCTGCGGCGCTCGGTCAGTCACCTGTGCCACAGACAACCACAACCAGCAAGAATCCAGGGTTGTTTGACTACTTAACACTTGGCGCGCAAATGTCTGACGCACGACTAAAGACCAATATTAACCAGGTAGGCAACTTACCCAATGGCTTGGGCATTTACACCTGGGATTGGACGAAAGACGCTGTAGAAAAAGGCTTGGCTAACGACATGCATATTGGTGTACTCGCGCAAGAAGTCGCTGTCATTGCTCCAGAGTCTGTTGTCCACACTGAATCAGGTTACATGGCCGTGAACTATGGCGAACTACTAAAGGACTTTTAAATGTACGATTTCAATGAAGACGCTGAAGAGCGGATGAGAAAGCTCGCCAAAGAGCAGTTGATGATGAACACTCAGGAACAAATGTCAACGATGGACATGACTCCGACGATTCCAGCGCCAGAAATTGCAGTGGCGCCACCCCAGGTGCAGATGGCAGAGACAAGCATGATGGATAAAATGCAGTCTGCACTTGCCAACTACCAAGGCATGGCTCCAATACAGCCTATTGTTGGTCAGGTCACCCGTGGAAATCAGCCTATAAACGCGATAGACCACAAAATGGCGCCTTACGGTCAAGGATTAATGAGCCAAGGTCTTCTTGATGCTTTTGGTGAAGATGAAGACAAAAAAGCAAAATTTGCTGAGATGGCGATGAAAATGATGGGAGGCGCATAATGGCTTTTGGACCAGTACCACCAAATCGACTACAACCTTATCCTGCGCCACAGCAGCCAGCACCGCAGCCTATGCAGCAGCCAGCACCGCAGCCTATGCAACAGGCTCCTGAACAGGGTCTATTGGCTCGGATGGGTACAGGCATCAATAACTTTCGTCAAGACCCGGAGAAGATGGCTCGACTGACGATGGGCCTAAACTCGATGCGACTAAATCCTGACCAGGGCATAGCGGCATCTGCGGCTAATACTATTCAGACAGCGCAAGAGCAAAGGCGCTTGCAAGGTAACGCCAACTCATCTATAAAAATGTTACAAGCTGCTGCGGATAAGGGTGACAAGTTAGCGAAAACCACCCTTCAAGCGATACAGGCAAATCCGAGTGATTATATGGCCTATATTAATGCTTACGCAAAAGAGTCTATTAAGTTGAGAAAGCAAGTTAAACAACTGTCTGGTAAGGAATTGAACGAATTGTCTGGAAGCGGCGTTTATGACGATCAGGCAATGTATAACGTAACAAATGGCCCGGAAGGTCAGCAAGTTAGCAAGATTGGCGGCGGCGGCACAACCGTTAATAATAACGCTGCTCCAAAATTGCCTCCTGGGTTAGAGGCACTGGACGAGGCTTACGCCAAGGATCATTTAGCTTGGACTAGAGGCGGCGGTGCAGATATGGCCGCTAACGTGGCACAGATTAACACTGTCTTACAAAAGCTACAGGAAGGCGAGCAGCTAACAGGCCCAATGATAGGGATGCTTAGTAATATGGGGTTGTTAGGATTAGTCAACCCAGAAGCCGAAAACGCAAAAGAAATGGTACAAGAAGTTGTCCAAAGAAACCTTAAAACTATTTTAGGAGCGCAGTTTGCTCAGAAAGAAGGTGAACAGCTAATTTCTAGAGCCTACAACCCATTGCTACCGGCTGCCGATAACGCTCGCCGTCTTAATAAACTGTATCAGCAAATGGAAGTCGCTCGTCAACAACGTCAGGCGATGGCTGACTATTTTAATGAAAATTATACGTTACGAGGATACCAAGGACCGCAACCTAATATTGACGACTTTTATACCGCGCTTCAGGAAATAAATGTGGGTCATGTTAGCGAAGGTCATAGGTATTTAGGTGGTGACATCGAAAAAGAATCGTCTTGGGAAAAGGTAGGCAATTAATATGGAAAATCAGCAGCCTTGGAATACAGCTAAAGAAGAAAGAGAAGCTTCTCAGATACAACAGCCTTGGAATACAGCAAGGTCAAAACGGGAACAAGGCGAGGAAAGCCCAGCCGTTAAAAGTCAGCTTGGGCGCTCATTTATGCAAGGATTGACTGATTACGGTGCGGATGAGGCAGAGGCTTTCGTGTTGAGTAATTTGCCTGATTCCATTACGGGGAACCCACAGACCTATCAGCAAGCTAGAGATAAAATTAGAAACGATTTAGCGGTTTATAAACAGGTAAATGGAGGCAAGGCGTTTGGTATGGAAATGCTGGGGGCACTTACGCAGGGAGTTATGACTGCGTTTGCCACAAGAAACCCTCGCGCAATAGTTGACGCACCTATGAGGGCGTTTGCGCGCAAGTCGGTTGTCCGTAATGCTCAACAAGGTGCTAGGGCTGGTCTTGGCGAGTCTGAAGCTGATTTAATGGAAGGTGATCTTTCTGGCGTTGCTACGGACACTGGTAAGGGTGCAGGTTATGGCGCGGCCATTGGCGTTCCTATGGAAAAAGCAATGAATGCCATTGGCCCGGCTATTAGCCGTCATGGTAGTAATTTTATAAAAAAGTTTACTCGTGAAGGCAAAGTGATTAACGAGATATCTGAGAAGTTGGGCGTATCTCAGCCAGCGGCAAATCTTTTGTTTACTATGATTTCTCAGGGTATGAATTTACAGCAAATGACAGCCAATTTACGTAAGGCAGGCGATCAAGGCATGATTATTGATGCCGACAAGTCCATTGCCCAACTAGGTGATGCCATTCAAGCATCAGGCGCGCCAAACGCAGGGCAAATAATCGGCAATGCTGCTGAGACCAGGGCCGCTAACCAGGCAGATGAGTTAAGGCCCACTATGGACCAGGTTCTAGGGGAACCTCCAGAGGGAATGCAAACCGCAGTAGATGCGGTTGCTACTCGCACCGCGCCAGCAAGAGAGAAGGCATATAACAAAGCGTACAACGAAAAAATCGATTACGACTCCCCGGCAGGCACAGAAATTGCCCAGATAGTTGATGACCTTGGAACTCTTGATCCTAAAGAACTGCGGAATGCTATAAAACGTGCAAATATGCGTATGTCGCGTGAAGGCTATCGAGATGAACAATTTGTAATGGAAACTCTTGAAGATGGAACGGTACGCCTAAAAAAAATGCCAAACATGATCCAAGTCGATTATTTAAAAAGGCAGCTTGACAAGACCTATGACCGGACAGGAATAGAAGAATACGCCTTGTTTGCGACGGATTTGCGAAACGCTGCGGTTGATGCTGTGCCTGAGTACGGTGTCGCTTTAAAATTAGGTGGCGCTAAAATAACCGAAACTGAAGTTATGCAGTTAGGCGGCAAGTTCCTTCAAGATAATGTAAAGCTCGACACTCTTAAAAATGCCGTCAATAAAGCCTCTGTCGTGGAAATGGATGCTATTAGGTTAGGTGCGCGAAATCAAATTGAAGAGATACTTGATCAAACGCGCAAAAATATAGGCGATGTTGGAAATGACAAGTCAGGTGCGACGGCAGAAGAGTCTAAGAAATTGCTTAGAATATTGTCTAGCAAATCAAGCCGTAAAAAATTGGGGATGGTACTAGGTGAAAGTGAGTCACAAATACTGTTTAAAAAACTTGATGAGGTTGAATCGGGGTTGCAGTTACTCAATAGTTTAGGCGGCAACTCTAAAACTGCTATTAGAACACAGCTAAACAATGCGCTTGACGATATCTTAGAGCCTGGGATCATTGGTTCGGTTGCCAGAGGTGAGCTTTCAGTCACCGTTCCAAAAATTATACAGGCTGTTACGCAACAAACTCCTGAAGCGCTTCTTGGTCAGAAGGACGAAATTTTATCAGAGGTCGCAACTGTATTGACGCAAGCAAAAGGCAGAGAGGCAGAAGCTGCATTGCAATTGCTTGATAGGGCCAGAAAAGGCGCTATTCTATCAACGCCGCAAGCCGCCTTTCTTAGCAAAACTTTTGAAACTGCAAAATCAGGATTTTCTAGCGGTACTCAGCAAGGTGTTAAACAGCAAGTTGTTGAGTCCGACCCGCTAAAGCAAATCTACAAATAACTACTCCTTCTCACTGCACCGCCTTAATTGGCGGTCTTTCTCGTGGAAAAAATAAATATGGAACTTAAAAAGCTTACAGACGATGAGATCAAAGAAATTGCAGCAGACGCCGTCGATTCTGCGGAAGACTTTGTTAACTCAGAAATCGTCTCAGCCCGATTAAAAGCGCAGAGATACTATGATGGTAAGGTAGACATCGGTGAAGAGGATGGCCGCAGCAAGGTCGTATCCACAAAGATTCGTGACAAAATTAGAGCGATCAAGCCAAGCCTAATGCGCGTCTTTCTATCCACAGACAAGCCGGTTGAGTTTTCACCAATGGGGCCAGAGGACGCGCAATTCTCTGAGCAAGCCACAAAGTACGTCAATTACAAATTTAACAGCCTCGGTGGTTATCGTGTGCTTTCCGATGTTTTTGCTGACTCGCTGCTAAAAAAATGCGGCGTAGCCAAGTGCTACTGGAATGTTGAAAAGAAAAGCGAGACCTACGATCACCAGGATTTACCCGATGAAGAGTTTAGTTTAATTGTCAATGACCCCAATGTTGAGGTTATTGAACATAAAGAAAATATTGAAATTGAAGTTGATGACATGGGCATGGAAGTCCAGAGAGCGACCCACAATGTCAAAATCTCAGTCAACGAAGAATATGGCGATCTCGTTATAGAAAGCGTACCGCCTGAAGAGTTTTTTATCTCTAGTGAAGCGACCTCACTAACTGATGCCTATGCTGTTGTGCATAAACGTGAGATGCGAGTGGGCGATTTAGTCGCGATGGGCTATGACTTTGACGTTGTCTCTGAGCTTACCGGTAGTGACACAGATAATTTCATGGACGAGGAGCGTTTTGAGCGTCAAAACTTTAGCTTTGATGAGGACGAGCAACCGCTTGACCCCACGATGAAAAAGATCATTGTCTCTGAAGTGTACATGAAGATTGACGCGGAAGGCACAGGCGTCCCGGTGATGCATAAAATCCTATTAGGTGGCGGATCAGACGAGCTTCTTGACTACGAGACCTGGGGCGATCTTCCCTTTGCGATGTTTCAGCACGATCCAGAACCACACACTTGGGTCGGCAATTCAATGGCAGATATTCTGTTTTCAGAGCAGGACGCTGCAACAGCCATGCTGCGTGGTGTGCTAGACAATGTTGCACTGACTAACAACCCCAGAACAGAAATTGTCGAGGGTATGGTCAATGTTGATGACTTTTTAAACAACGAAATCGGCGGGGTGGTCAGAACCAAGACCGTTGGCTCGATTAACCCTTTAACAGTCCCGTTCGTCGCAGGACAGACCCTTTCTGCAGTCGAGTATTTTGACGCACAAAT